TTGATTGTCATTGGCGTTTGTACCAGTCAGGATCATAATCTGAATCTTCATCCCAGTCATCATCCTCTGGTGTGTCAGCGTACTCAAAGTTTATTGATGCAAAGTTGATCATGCCGTAAGCCTGGTATTCAGGCATTTCTGGTGATGTAACTGTAATCATCTTTTTGCGTTTTCCATTGTATGTTTCCAACAAACAAACAAAGCCAGTAACCAATTCACCTTTGGCATGTGCTGCATTCATAACTTGTATAAGTGCATCACCAAACACATCAGGTATTTCAATCTTGTGATCTTCAGACATTCAAATCAACCCCATTCAGTTTGTTAGTCCAACCAAGATATTTGTAGCCCCATCTTTCATTGACTTCTGTGTAGTAAATCTTTCCTACTCTGTCTTTGACAGGTAGATCAGTATTCCACACATAGCCAGGTTTAGAAGATTGAATTGCCACATGGCCAAACTTGCCACCTTTCCAAAAGTGAGTTGCCCCAATAGGTGCTTTCATGGGATCAGTAAATTTGTTTTTCTTAGGTGTGTTATTCCAGGCACTTATTGCACTTGGATATTTTGCAGGTATTTGCCAGGCTTGTCTGACAGTTTTAAGACACAGGCCTTTGACTCCATTGCGACCAGATAGATGTGCTACTGCCATCCATTGATCAGCATCTTTGCCAGACCAACCTCTAGTGTTCGTTGTTTTCTTTGACATTTACTTTTCCAAATTCGCCATCATTAGGATTTAGCCATCTTAGGATGACTGGTGCAACTGCACCGATTCCGGCTGATAGCAACATCTTTGGATCAGTAACTCCTGCTAAGTAACATGCAATAAGTCCTGCAAGAAATGATCTTGCCCAGGATGCTGCAATGGCTTTGAAGTTTGTCATAAAATGCTTGCCAATTCTTCTTTGGTTAAACCAGCAATCTCTGCTAACTTTTTGATAGCAGATTCGCGTGCATCTTGCTTGGCTTTATACTCGGCTTCGCGTAAGGATAATTGGACATTATCGGCTTCTCGTTGTGCAAGGAATGCTTCTTTGTCTGCACCTTTAAGTTCAATAACTTGGTCATCAATACCTATTACAATTTTTTCTGTTGCCATTAGTTGTTGTATCCATATACTCTAATTGTTCCTGTCGTAAAAGTTGATGACCCTGGAAATAATGTAAAACCTGTGTAAGAAGTTGTGTTATTTACAGCACCAGCATAAGTCCATTGTGACCATTGGCCAGTACTTCTTAAACTTGAAGCGCGAGCAAGTAAATGTGTGTAGTCAGTTGCAAAAGGTCTAAAAATTTCAAAATATCCACAAGCACCTCTTGCTTCCGTATTGCTTATAGTTATAGAAGTTGAACTTGAAGTAGAACCCTGAGTTTGTTGATAAGTGCTTGAAGTTAAATCTGCGCCCCCAACTCTTATCCTAAAAAATAAATCATTAGTATCGGGCCCATTGATTGTAAAAATTACGCGATAATTTTCATAAGTTGCACTAAATACATCATTTATAGATTGACTAGATACTCCACTAAAACTAGTTGTATTCAGTAATACCATTCCAGCCTTTTTAGTACCAAGGGCTGTGTTCATAGATGCATCAATTGCATCACCTAAAGTCTCAATTGCTGTTGCGCCATCTTTGACAAGATCAGTTGAAGTTGGAACTGTCCAGCCATAGTTTGGTGTAGTTGTTGCCATGTGTTAATTAACTCCTAATAAGGCATCTTGCCATTGTAGTGATGGATCTATTGTACTCCAGATTTCACCGGCAAATACATCTTGCCACGCCACTGGAACTGCTGAGAATGTAAAGTCTGACACATTCAAAGTCAATCGTGCAGTGAACCTGTCAATATTCCATTCCCACCCTTCCACATATCCGAAAAACTGATTTGGATATAGAAGTGCAGGAAAGTCTGTAACTGATACCGGCATACCAAAGAATACACCAACAAGTGAATTAAGCAATGATGATGTCATAGTTGGGGCATCAATCTGTATTTGTATGCCTTGGATAACTGGTTGAGGATAAGCATTTAAAAGTACTAGACGATCTGCCAAAGTTTCGGCATCTGTTTGATTCTTTAAGAATGTTTGAACTGTTTGTGTGACTCTGCCATACTGGCTAATTGAATCCAATTCCTCTGTTTGAACTGCATCTTCTGCTGCACCATAAACAACGATTACATCATTGATGATGTCATTTCGGGATGTTGTTACGCTGATGCCATCTGCCAAAATAAAGTTTTTGGATATGTCCACAAAGCCATTTGCTGACACATAGTCTGCGCGTGCATCCTGATCCTGGTAACCAATGCCACCGGATGTTGTTTCATAAATATAACCTGATCCTGAATCTGCAACAATTTGCACATAATTCAAAGCATTCAAAGGTTCTGGTGTTGCAAGTGAACTGAATAGATCATATGTGCCAGGTGTGTCAATTGATGAAATATCAACACCAAGCAATGAATCCCAAGTCTCAGTTGTGTAATCAGTCCAAACTTGTGTTGCAGGTAATTCATTCCATTTAAGGCCAAAAGTGTCAGTGATAACAGATACAATCCTGTCACCATCTTTTTGCTCAGCATAACCAACCAGGTTTGCTTCTTTGGCTGCAAGTTCCGATAACCCACCAGATGCACTAATCTGTGTGATAAATGTATTTGTTGTTCCAGCATCAAGGACTGAAACTGAAACATCTGTAACTAAGCCTGTAAAAATTGTTGTATCAACACCGGTAAAGTTATCTAATGTAACTTGTATTGTGTCAAAGATTTCAACATCTGTGTATGGCAGGTTTAAGAAATCAATTGTGGCAAATCCTGCTGACGATTGTTGTTGTACATCATCACGACCCATGCTGATTTGCACACCCTCAAGTGTGTAATTTGTGACGGCTGTGCCGTTGATTTTAACTGTGGCGTTTGGTGACCAAGGCACGATTATCTACCTGGAATCATTGGTTTGACAAACTTATTGACAGTGCCAGCCTTTGCAGCGTTGTTAATTGATTTGACCACTGTTTTGGCTTGTGACTTAGAATTGGTTGCACCAAATGTGTTGAACTGGTTTATGACTTGACTTGGTCCACCACCAAATAAAGCACTACCTACTGCTTGAGCAGGTGCAAATGATGCTTCAAGAATTGCACCACCAACAAATGATCCTTTGAATCTATCATATGCTGCAATTGCTGATTCAATTTTTTCAAGAAGTTTTGTCATCAAATCAATAAGTTTCACAAGTGAACTTTCACCTGTGCTAGGATCAATGTTTAATAATTTAGTTATAGAATCAGCCAAATTTCTCAATTCTTCACCAAGCAAATAGGCTTTGCCCTCAGTAGATTCCATGTCATAACCAAATGTAACTGCGCCAGTTCCAACATCATAAAATGCTTTAGTCAAACCTTGTCTGCCACTTCGAGTTAATCCATCAACAAGTCCTTGAATAGCATCAGCCATTGGTCCAGCCATAAATTTAGCAACTTTTTCTAAAACAGGAAACAATGCAAATCCGATTTGTTCTTTGGCTTCAGCAACAACAATCTTTATTCGTTCCATACGACCAGCAAAAGTCTCAGCAGCAATGGCTGCTTGACCACCAAAATTAGCATTTAACTGTTTAACAATTTCATCAAAAGACACATTTTCTTCTTTTGTTACTTTAACAACTTTGCCTTGCTTGGCAACACTGTCACTATATTTGTCAGATGCACTTGCAGCAGCCAATTGTGCTTTTTCCAAAGCATTCTGTGCTCTTTGAACATCCAAAGAATCTGACTTAGCATTGTTTAATACTTTGTTTAATCTTTCTTGTGCTGATGCAACACGCAGTGCAGCAGATTCATTATTCAATTCTTGTTTTGCCAAATCGGTTTTTGATACTTTCAAAGTCTTAGTCGAAGTTGTTGTAGTTTTAAGTTCAACACCAAGATTTTTTAATGCTTTGAAATTTCCATCATATGCCTTTGCCAATATATTTGACACTTCTTCAAGTGACTTACCACTGCCGGCTGCGACATCAAGTGCAAGTGTTTGAAGTTTTTGTGCTTTAGCCAAATCATTAGTGGAAGTTAAAAGTCTTTGCAATGATGGCCTTAACTGATCATCAGCAATTCCAGTGGCTCTTTGAGTCGCATCAATATATGCTTCAGTTGCAGCAATTTGTTCATCAGTAGCATTTGTTGTATTGCGTAAAGTTTGAGCCAAAGATGCTTGCGCTTTTTCATCTTCAATGGCAGCCTTAACTGCACTCACACCAATTGCAAATGCTGCTGTTCCAACTGCTGTTGCAAGTCCTAAAAATGCTTTGGCTGCGTTAGCAACAACTTTATCAACTTTGTTTGTAAATGATGTTGTGTCTGTTGATGCTTTATCTAAGCCAGTTGAAAATTGCGCTGTGTCTGCAAGTAGTTGCAGTTTCAAAGTTCTAATGTCTGCCATCTTAAATCCTTTCGCGCCATTCTCGTCTTATTCTATCAACTTCATCAACCCATCTTTTGGTTATATAAGGTTGCAATGCTTTGAGTGTTGGAAATATAAAGTAACCGGCATTGCCTCTGCCCTCGCGTGGTGATCTTGGTTGAAATTGTCTATAACCAACATAATCAGTTGATTTGCCTTTTCTCTTGCGTGGCCTGTCTTGATAAGCACCAAATTCAACACCAAGTGCAATTGCACCAACTGGTGTACCATTTGCAAGTTTTGGATTATCCCCACCAATGCTAATAACTGGGCCTCGTTTGAAACTGTTTGAAACTTTAATTGATCTTGCAAGTGCTTGGCCTTGTTTAGTTGTTTGCAATGCTGAACCAATGGCAGATGCAGCATCATTAGCAATATCTCTGGATGTTTTCTTCATATCTTCTTTTGCAATATCATCCATGTTTTTGAAAGTTTTTAATATGGCTTTAATATCTTTGTCAGCAATCTTAATTTCAAAAGGTCTAGTTGCCATGATATTTATTCACCACATCTGCAATTGTTGATACCTGCTCTGCCGAAAGCGTTTTGAACTCTGACAATGGCTGGCGCGAAACAATTGCCAGTTCTATCAAAGTGCGTTCTATGCTTCCGGCTGTGTAAAATTTGTTGTTGCAAAATCCTTTGAATTGATGTGAACAACTTGTGATCGCCAATCTTCAAACTTGCCAACTGGTTTATCACTGAGTCGTTTTTGCATTTGATAAGCAAGCCAGAATTGTTGTTCCAGGCTTGGTGGCAATTCTCGTTTGAACAATTCCAAAAAAGTTGTGTTAGTTTCTTTTTCAGCCTGCGCAATTTCCCATGGAATAGTCCATTCTTCGTAGGACTTTCCATTAGCAAGTTTCCATTCTATTTGTATCTTAAACATTTAAGGTGACCCCTGTCGGTAGGTTAAGCGATTGAAACTGAGCGAATTGGCATTGATACGGAAACAGTTAATGCATCCGGTGCAGCGCCACCAAAATCTGGTCTCTTTGGTAAAACACTCAAAGTCATAGTTTTGCTATTGATTTGAATTGTAACAGTTTTTGTTGTGGTTGGTGCTGTGTCAGCATCGCTCCAAATGTCATCACAAACTGAGCCTGTTGCGCCCCAGTCTTGTAATAGTTCTACTGTTAGTGTTCCAACTTCTTTGTCCACTACATAATCAACTAATCCATTCAAGGTTTGAACAGTTGAGTTTGGATCATCTAGTGTAACAGTTGCACTGATTATTTGGTCATCATAATTCACAGAGTCATATGTGAACGCAATCGATCTACCAGTAATTACTGTGCTTGGCATATATTTCCTTTCTTATGGATTGTAGATTGTAGTTATTGACACTTCAACCGAATAAACATCATTGCTATTCGCTTGTCGTATCCTTGGGCTCGAAACGGATTGTATCTGCCAAGATTGTCCAATCAATGGCAAGACTGTGCTAACCATTGTTTCGAGTTGCGTTAATGCACCAGGATTTGTGTTTGGTGCTGCAACTAATTCTAATATATATCTTACGCGCCATGCTTTATTGTTTCCAAGTGTTACTGGTTCAAGCCATGGATCAGATGACAAAATCATAATGCTTGGAGTTGTTACAAATTCTGCACCAAAATCAACAACTGAATAAACGCTGTTTGATGTAATTTGTGTTTTAAGGTTTGCGCGTAGTGTTGCTAATGTCATCCGATTAACGCCTCAACATCAATGTATGCGCCAAGCATTCCAATAATTCTGTTTTGAATTGTACGGCCTAATATGTAAGGTTGTGGGACAAAATCAAGTCCTTGTTGAACTGATCCTGCTGATGTGCGTGCTTTGAATACATCAAGTGAAACTGTTAAGACTGCTGATTCAACTGGTGCAACATCTGCGTATTGTGATAAACCATTTACTGTAACTAAGCCATTTGGGATGATATTTCGCCAATCGTGTTCAGTTGCACCTGCTGTTGTAATTTTGAAAGTAAATTCATCAACAATTTCAGATACTGTTTTTGATCCATTATGACCAGTAACACCAGTGATTGTGACTACTTGTGTTGCGTAAAGTTTGTGGGGTTTTGTTGAATGCAAAACTGTTGAAGTTGCACTCTCGCTTTTTTGTTTATCAATTGGTGCGTTCCATTGAACTAAAAGATTGCCGACAACTGATTCGGCTGTGTCAATAATTTCAGTTAAGACGGCATCAGAATATAAACTTGAACTCACATTGTTTAGTGCAGATCGTAGTTCTGCTGCTGTGATGATTTCTGCCATGTCTTACCTTTCGTGTGGTGTTACCTGGCAGGACAGGGGTCTAACCTGCCAGGCAACTCTTGTTCTCTTATTAGGAGACAGTGATGTTTCTAAACGCAGTAGGATACTTGCTGCACGCAGCCACATAACCATATACGCCAATCTCGATTTGCCCGTGGGAAACGATATTGGTACGCAATTGAAATGCACTTGATCGGTACATTGTTGCTGCATCAGATGGATAAACAACGCCACTAACGCCAGTTCCGGTGTCAAAGTTTGGATCAACAACTAATCCCAATCCTGCGATTGTTCCGTTTGTTGAACCAGCAGTCATAAGTCCTGCTGCATTCTGTGTTGGTCCTGCTGCTGCAAATAGTGGTCTTTGTGCACCATCTACTGCTGCAAGTAACGCTGCAAAGTTGCCGGTGTCTGCAAGGAATCTGTTTGGAGTCTTGCGAACAACTGCATATGAATCTGCAATACCATCTGCAATTGCACCGTATAATGTTGCGCCACTTGAAGTTCCTGGTGCGCCACATGCAATTGAAAATGCATATGCATCTGCTTTTTGAGCCCATGATGCTGCAAGTTCACGCAATAGCACATCTAGGTATGCAGGGTCGCTTCTGTCAAGAAGTTCAACTGATACTTTGTTTGCGCCAGCAATTTTCACAACATCAATTTCTTTTGAAGTGATTGTTGTGTCGGTTGAATCAAATTCAACTGCTTCTGCTGTAACTGCTGTTGTTGCTTGTGTTCCAAGTACTGGGCGATAGAATTTCATCCCAGAAACTGGAAGTGTTCCTTGTTCCAAAGAATTAGCAAACGGCATAGAATCATCAATGATTCCAATTAGATCGCGTAAGTAACTTGGAGGAACAACACCAATGTTTTCGGTTGTTGTTGCTTGTTCAATTGCTGCAACTAAATCGCGAGCATCTGAATTGCCTTGTAATGCATTGAATTGTGCTTTTGCATATTCACCAGCAGTGACATTTGTGTTCACGCGTGGTTTTGCATAAGCAACTGGTGCTTGTACTGCTTTTGAGGCTTCAACTGCAACTTCTGGCGCAGTTTCGACCACTGGAGTTACTTCTTCAGGATTTCCCATTGAAGTGACCTCACTTTCGGTTTGGTTTGTTTGTTCATCACTTGCGCTGATTGCAGTGA